ATCCAAGTTAAATGAGTTACCATAACCTAAAATATAATCTACAGCACCTTCTGTAGTTATGTTGGTATCATCTTGCTTTCCAAACAACAATGAAGTCTCAATATCCCATTTATGTTCAACAAGCTTTTCTTTCCAAACTCTAGCCCATTCACTACCTTCATACTTAAGTACAGTAGCTCTAGCTGTGTTTGTCATAGCCATTGAAGTTTTCCAGATTTGAGTTCTTCCATAGTTGGTTGAGTAAGGCTGGTCTTTCCAAGTTTCTGGATAACCAGAGCCTTCAGCGTGAGCTGTACCAACAACATAACATTTATAAGGAGCAAGAGATTCTTCACTAGCTGTTGTTTGGCCTGAGCCTCCAACTGCTACTGTGGCAGGTACACCCATATAATATCTACCTGCATCTACGCCTCTTATAACTGTTCCTGTTACATTTTTATAGTTACCATTATCGGCAACATTTGTTATTTTCACAATCTGATAATCGATTACAGATGAAGCTCCTGATGTATTATCAGCTGAAGCTACAGGTACTCTAATCAATTGACCTTCCATTAGAAATTGTGGAGCAGTGTTCGCACCATTTACATAGTAGTCAACATCTTGTCCAAATCTATTTTGGAGATTTCCTGCACTTGAGTAATCAGTACCGAATTTACCATAGAAAGTATCTGTAGCAGCATCTTGGTCATTTGCAGTTCCTGATAAGGCTGTTGCAAATCCAGAGCCCATAGATACTAAGTAGGCATATCGTTTGTGATATGAACCTCTTTTTTCAGTAAATTTGAATTGAGGGTCATCAGTTGGTTTTTTAGCACATTTACTTACGAATCGAAAAAATGGGTCTTGAGCAATAGCGAGTTCGGAAACTCTGTCACCAAAGTTATACCGTCTACGCAGATTTCCAGTATCAGTATTCCCAGCAGCACCACCACCAGGGCCTTTACCTGAAACATCAGCTACACCCAAATTCGATAAATTGAATAAGTCTGACATGAGACTATCCTTCCCCACACATTAGTGTGAATTGCGTTCAGCTAGATAGTCTTTTGTTTAAATCTAACCGAACATGTTATCGAGATTACTATCAACGCTCGTTAATGTATCGAATAAATCATCATCTGGTGATTTTTCGCCTGCATTATTAGCGTTCCCTTGACTAGTCGGTATAGTTCTAACGTTTTTCATTTGCGTCAGCATATCTTCCTTGGTTGCCTTGGCTACATTATTATTCACGTTATCTCTGTGAAGCAATGTATACATATCATCAAAAGATAATGCACCTTTTGAAAATCTGTCCTTTGCAGTTTTTAAGAAATGCCCCATCTCTTCTTTAGATAAATTATTTCTAGTTCTAAATTCTTCAGCTTTCTGATGTATCTCAGATACCTGTTGTTCTTTAGCCCTAACAGCATTTTGCTCATTTATCATATTAGATGTTCTTTCTTTAACTACTCCATCTACCATAGCATTGAAGACCTTACGGGATTGTGATTCAGGATTTTCAATTAAATCATCAGTGTCAAATCTAAAATCTTCATCTAGATTTAAATTTTCTCTAATGTTCTTTTCGTCCTTAGAAAAGTATTCCCTAACATGTTCAACTAAGCCACTATCTTTTTTCATCGCATCCAACACAGGAACATAAGGTTTGAGTTCATCTAACTCAGCTTTTATTCTTTGTGCTTCACGAGTGGAATCTGAATACCGTTTTTTCCAATTACTATCAGCTTCAACTTCTTCAGTACCTGATTCATCTGTTTCTATCTGAGGGTCCATTTTTGGAGTTGCCTCGTTATTTTCTACAGGAGAATCTTCACTTACCATGCCATTGACATCATCTTCAAGGGCATCAAAGAAAGATTCAGTAGAGCCAAAAACTGCCTCTTCAGCAGTTGCTTCTGGGTTACTACCTTGGTTATTTGCCATTATCTTCCCCTTTTTTTACTTTTAAATCTAAGACAGACAGAATATCAATTCCTAACTATTAATATCTTTGTTATTCTGTTCTTTAAGTCTTTCTTGTCTAGTTTGCAAGTCTTTTTTAAGTAATCCTCTACTTAACTTGTGCATTGCTTTAGATTCAAGCTCTTCTTTATATATATTTGCCTTAGTGTTTGCAATTTGTTTTTCAACTTCTGCTCCACCACTAATAGCTTTAGCTTTAATATTAGACTGAATGACTTGTCGCTCAAGGGTTTCATTTGTACCTTTAAGCTTTTTAATTTCTTCTTCCATGTTTGCAATTTGAGATTGCATTTGAGAGTATAATGATTTTCTTTTTACAATATTTTCTTTATTCTTAATATCAGCTTGCTCCAATACTGCTATATCATCAACTACACCTAACTGCATTAATTCTTTCATTTCTGATAAGTATGCCCACCTATTGACAGGTAGTGTAGAACCTGAAACAATTCTTACATCAAATCTAGCAGATTTATAATCATAAAATTTATCTATTATCTCACCATAATCATTGTACATAGGGATATTAATTTCAACTCTTTTTTCCTCTGTAATAGAATTAGGTTGTATAACTGTAAATACTTTGTTAGCACTATATACAGCTTGAGATAATTGTTTAACAATTTCTCCTAATTGTCTAAGAGCAGGTTCAATGCAATTCTTTAACCAGTATTTAATTCTTCTAGTTCCATATTCATCCATTGCTAACATTCCACGGTAAGGCATGTCTTGTGTACTTCCAGTATCACCTTGCATCGCAGAATATACCCCTGCTAAATATTCCATATCTCCTTTACCTTGATTTACTAAACCAAAAAATGCATTATTTAACTGAAAAGGCATTACAGGAGTAGGTGCTTCAAATCCCCCTCTTACTGGGAGTAAAGCTCCTGGAGCTGATGAATATCTTTCCCAATGGTCAGTATCAATAGAACCTTCTTCGTACATATATCTCAAACTACTACCTAACGAAGCATTGTGAACCATTAATTGATGAGCTTTATTTAATTCTCTTTGTTTTCCTATTAATGGAGAAACAGCAGAAATTGGGAAAGGAGTTCCAGTCCACTTATAATGAAAAGGAACTATTGGGTATTCAGATAAAGGAAGATAATTAACATCTAACTTTTTATCTCCAATAACTCTACACATTTTAACTCTATCTTCTTTGTAGCTAATAACATCAACTATTCTTGCTTTAAATTCAGCATCATTCTCTACAAATATTTCAAATTCTTTTTTACTAAATACTTTATTATCTACTTGTTGATTTTCTTCTTGAAGTCTATTCATAACTTCAATTTCATAAGATTTAATCTGATTCAACATTAGCTCTTGCTCTTTTTGAAGCTCAAGTTCCATTCTCTCAGGAAGCATTTCTCCTGCCTCAACAGCTTGTTGTAATTGAAGTGCTTTTTCTTTGAAAGCTACTTCCATCTCTGCTTCCATTTTAGCTACTTCTACTTTAGCTGTTTCAACTATTTGAGCTTGTGTTTGTTCATCAGGTTGCAATCTAAAAAATACATTTACATAATCAACTTTTTCTTTTTCATATAATTCAAAGTATTCTATTAATTTATCTTCTTCTGAATCATGTACAGATTCATTATTAGTGACATCTTTGAAATCAAAATCTTTTTGGTCTATATCAGTAGCTTTTTCTGAATAAGCTAAGAAAGATGTATCATTAGACTCGGCATTCATTATCTTTCTTTTGAAATCTGGGAATTTATTAATAAGATGAGATTTAGGTAGTATCTTTCTTATCATTATGTAGGAAGCATCTCTAAACAATATATCTCTTGCTTTCTCATCTACGTAAATATCAAAAGGTTCAGGTTGCTGTATTACTACCTCTCCCATTCCTCTATCAGCGTCTGGGTCTACAGTAACCATCATATATCCTATAGATTTTGTAATGCAATCATTTACAGCATTACTATATAAAACTTCTCCGTGTGAGTTATACCATATATAGTCAGCTATATCTGCAAACATAGATGCAACATCAATATCATCTCCTTGAGCTCCTACTGCTTGCCATCTAGGACTTTGAGAGGTCGCATAAAAATTAAGCATTTCAACTACAGGGATAATTCTATTAATCGTAAAGGTTGGTATCCCTTGCTCTTCTAATGCCCTTTTCTCTCCTTCAGTTAATTGATTATCATTAGCAAAATCAAACCCTTTTTGGTTTATATGTTCCCATTGAGTTCGACCTGTGGTCTTTGCAGAATTATATAAATTTTGAACATGCTGGACTACTTTATCTGTCTTAGCCATTAAAATTCCTTATGGTATTTAGCAATATAATATAAGAAAGTTTACCAATCTTCTTCTACTTTTTTCTTTTTAGTAACAAACTTTTCCTTTAACCCATTTCCTGACATTGCTGCTAATATCTCAACAATTGCCCTATAACTAGACATAATATCTCTTTGATTCATCTGCATCTGCTTTTGTGCATCTATTAATTTAATAAGAATACCTTCAAGTCTAGCAAAGGATTCTCTTAGTTCAGTTTGAAGTTCATTTTGAATCCAAGCGTTTTGAGCTTTAACATACCACCCTAATGCAATTACCATTGCAACTGGCAATCCAAATCGTTCTAATATATCAAGCAATTCCATTAATCTTTATCAACAGGCTTTGGCTCTAAATCATCTAATGTAATTATATCATCTGTCATGCTACTACCCAACTTTTAGCAGTTGGCCTCTTTTTATAAAATTTTTGTTTTTCCTCTACAATATTTAAAATAGGTCTTGAAAACTTACATGCATATGCAAGTGCATCTATAGTATCATCATGGCTCATACGAGGGCCAAATGTTATTATCTCATGAAATAAATCATGATGGTCTTTCTTTATATGAACTTGACCTATTGAAAATCTTTGTGCAAGTACTTCTTGTATCCTATCTCTCTTAGATAGTCTAGTACCTGGCTTTTCCTCTTTCCATCTAACATTAAAATTATTCCTTCTTCTTGACTCTGCTCTTAAAGCTTGAT